ATCTTATCTACGTTTTCAGCAGCATAAATAGCCTTGTGATAACCATTAACGTCTTGAACATTACCATTTTCGTCTAGGAACTTCCCAACGAGGTTTGTTATATTAGACTGGTTCTCTGCAACTTTATCTTTGTTTTGAATATTATACTTATATTTCTTTTCACCGACATTGATATCAAAACCTTTGAAATCATCGCTAAAAAGCTTTTTTGTATTATCCTTAAACATTTGATGCTGTTGCTCAGCTTGTTCTTGCTCCTTGTTGTATCTATTGAAAAAATCCATAGCTTTTTGTTGTTCCTGAGTAACGCCCGGTCTCAACTTGATCTCGTCGTAATATTTACTCTTGGTTTCCTCTAAAAAGCTTTTGGCTTTTGCAACTTCTTCTTTAAACGCAAGTTTCTTTTTGCGTATATCCCTTTCTTCATCGACGTCTTCATCATAGTCAAAATCTTCTAACAAAAGATCAAGATCTTCAGAATCTAAATAGGGTTTATTTTTTTTGTAATACTCTTTAATTAGAGTTTTATCGTCTACATTACTGTAATCAGCGTTTAGACGAGTATAATCTTCTATTGTGCCACCTGTTTCTTCCATAAAGGAAACTAGCTTTTCAATATTCTCTGGCAATGGTTTGCCTAATACTTTTTCATCTCTTATAGCTTCTTTAACTTCTGCTTCAACTTGTTTAACTTCAGCTTCTGTTACTTCTTGGATCGGAGAAAACCCTTCAGTAGTCTCGTTGGACTCTTGTACAGGTTCTCCCACCGTTGTGCTATCTCCGGATGGTTTTTCCACAGATACCTCCTTTGTTTCTCCGACTTGAATGGCATCTTCTTGTTCTTCTTTTTTTATTACTACTTTTTTAACCTCTGGTTCTAATTCAATCAAAGGTTCTTTAGGATTAACATTTACTTTAGTTACGTTATCCTCTGTTTGGTTTAATTTCTTAGGTGTTTTCTTTTTTGTTTTTAATTTAAACTCACCCTCCTGTTTAACAGGTTCATTTGTTTTTACTTCTGACATAATATAATATAATTAAATAATTAAATAACGTTTTACATAAACGCGTTCATACCAGCTTCTGGCTGATTTTCAAAATCTATTGGTAAGCCATCGTTTTTTCTTTGACTTATCATTTCACTTTGTTGCGTACCTTCCATTTTTATACGCTTATCTTTGGCGGCTTCTCTTTGCTGTTCTTTTTTACCCTGAGCTTCAGACTGTAATCTAGCTAATTCCATATCAAACTGATGCTTCATTTGCATTTTTTGTTGATCAAGCTGCGCTTGAATTTGCATTTTTTGAATCTCCATTTGAGTTCTAGATTGTTCGTATTGAACCTTAGATCCGCTAATAGCTTCTTGCTTTTGAACTTCATTCATTGCAATTTTCTCATTAGCATCTGCTTGAGACTCAGCTTGAGCTCTAATATTAGCTTGAGCATTTTCTTGATCTTGCCTTGCTTTTGCTTTACGTTTAACTTTTAAAAGTTGATTAGCTAGTTTAAGGTTTTTTATTTGTCTTAAATCTATAGCGTCTTCTAGATCAATACCACCGCTTTGTAGTGCTACTTGAATGTTTTGTTCTAGTTGAGCTTTTTCTTCATCATCTGGTTCTAACTCTAAGAAAATACCAAAGTCATGTAAATTTAAATTAGCAACTTCTTTCAATGTATTAACATTGTAGGTGCTAATAGAATTTGTTAATGATTCTGCTGTTAAAGGAAACTGCAAAGCATCAGCTAATTTAAGAGCTATGTTTTCAGCTACTCTAAGAGTTAAATAAGATGATGACTGTTTAATGTGTCTAGTAGCTACATTAGACGCGTTAGCCGCCATTTTTTGTAAACCTACTAATGTGCCTTTGTCTGGCGTACTACCGTCTCTAGCCTCGTTAAGACCTGTCACATCACGTATCATTTGTAAGTAATATTGATAAGTGTTTATAAGACTTTGTATTTTACCTTGACCAGAGCTAGAATTTAATTCTTGAATTGGCACTTTTCCAGGATTCATATCCCCTTCTTGTGTTAATGATCTACCAACAATAGAACCAGTTTGGAAATACATATTAAGTGCTTCAGCTGGATTGTAGTTTGTTCCATTGCCTAGATCAACCTCTGCTAAACCGTCCATGTCTAAATAAACACCATCTGGCACTATTCTTGACATCACCTGTTGTAACTTCAAGTGAGTTATTTGAATCATGTCAGCAAAACCAATACACTTACTAACTAAACTTTCTATTCTACCTTTGTACATCCGTGGCGCACAAATAGCATAATTCATTTTAACTTTAGTAGTGTCTGCATAAGGTCTTGACATATTCTCTGCCAACTCCCACTTAAGCATTGTATCTGTTCCTAGAACTTTAGCGCCATGGTATAAAACCTCAATAGATCTAGATACTTTTTCAAAGTTATCATTTTCTGGTGGATCAAATGTATCTGGCTTTTCAATAGCCTTCATTAAACCTTGATCTGTTTGTTTTATTTTAAAAACTTGATTATGATATGTTTTGTAATCAAAGTATAAAACTTGAACAGTGTTTTCGTCATAACCACCCCAACCAGTTACATATTGTCTGTTGCCAGGCATTTTTTGTATGCGCTCTAATTCTCTTTCAGATATATTTGGAAATTCTTTTTTAAGCTCTGGTATTGTTATAGATTTTATTTCTCCAACGTAATAAATATCTTCAAAATTAGGATCTTCTGTATACGAGTAAACCATATAAGCTGGATCAACGTAGTCGACAGTAACGCCATTAGCTGTGTTAAAACTAGTCTTAGCCGCTGCAATACCACAAACAGCTAAATCCATGTTTAATCTTCTTTTTACTAATTCGTATTTGTTTTGAGCCATTATAGAAGATATAGCCTCTTCTTCTGCTATTTCAATACTTTGCTTATACGAAAGTTGCATGTGAAGTTCTAATTCTTCTTCATTTTCTGGCAATAATTCAGGATTTAAAGTTTGATATAAGTTTATTCCTAAAGTATTTTGTAAATTATCTAAATAATCCTGGGCTAGCATGTCTTCGTATATTTTAGAAGCATACTCAGTTCTTTTCTTTATAGATTCAGGATCTTGAGCATAAGCTTTAACATCATAATGACGCTCTGATATACCGTTAACAACAATATCTATAAACTTAGACAAAATAGGTACTGGTTTCCAGTCTAAATTAAGATAAGACAAATCGCCGTTAATAGACAATTCATCTTTATATTTTTGAACAGGTTGCTCGCCTCTAGCATATAATCTTAATGTATTAAAATTATTCCAATTAGTCAAATAAGCGTTGCCGTTCATTCTACCTGATTTGAACCACTCATATTCAATAGCCATAGCGACTTGACTGCCGTATTCCGCGCTAGCCTTTTCAGCATTGCTAACTACTTGACTTGGAAAAGCGCTATTTGAATTAGTATATATATTCATTTAACTTATTATTTTTGATGTAGTTCCCCTGTTGTCATATCTTTTGATACCTAAATCTACAGGTTTTAAAATTCTTTTATTTACTGGAGAATACCTATGCTTATTACAAGCCATAAGAGCAAGTCCAGAGCTGATAGAAGCATCATGCTTGGTTCTATTGTTTATGTTAAATTTAGCCCAGTCTTCTAATGTTCTTTGAAAATAAACATCACCATAACCAGATTCTTTTAATCCAACAAAATGCTCTATATAACTTTCAATAGCTGAAGCATGAGCTTGTTTTATATCTTCACTAGAGTTTGGTATACCACCTAGTTCTTTTTCTGTGACCGACAGCTTGTTGTAAGTTCTATCTGGTCTGTTGATTGAAAATCCTCTATAACCTCTACGTTTAAAATAATATAAAAGTCTTGGTTTATTATTCTCTACTAATATTGGCATACCATAAAATACACAGGCCATGAGTACATCTTCAAAAAATATCTCAGCTGTTTGAGGTCTTGCTATATATTCTAAAAAGAAATGATTTGCTGGTGCGTCTTCCATTGAAAACTTAGTTAAGCCGTGTAAAGATCCTTTAGAACCTCTTTTATCTACAGTGCCTGATATATCATAAGGATCACAACCAAAAGCACCAATGTGTTCGTTACTCGGATAATTGATACCGTTTTTTTGATATCTTTTATTTTGCAAATGAACTGCCGGCACCCAAGTTACTAAAAATCTTCCGCTGTTATTTGGTACAAATATAACTCTTGTATCTTGCTCACCGTTTTCCCACTGGAAAGATCCTTTTGTTACGCTTATAGAATTTTTAAGATCTTCATTAAAATCTATCTGCTCGTATATCTTAGTTAGATTAAATAAAGATTCTTTTGACTCATCTCTAAAGGCGTGTTTAGTTGTACGAGGAAATTGTCTATAAAATTCATTTAAAGCGTCTTGGTCTTTTTTAAGACCATCAACTTCATTGTCCCAGTATTCTATTACACCAAAATCTATTTGCTCGCCCTGCGGCCCTTCCAGTGGCTTGGCGGGCGTGTCGAATACAGGTAATCCATAAGAATCGATGTATCCTTCGTAATTCCATTCCATAGGTATAAACAAGCTATATAATCCTGAGCGAGTTTGTCCATTCGCGTTTCTCTGCGTGACGTCTGAGTCATTGTATAGTTTTTTAAAGTTATCACCACCTTTGTCTAATGAGTTGCTTGTTGAACCCATCATACACTTACCTATAATTCTGCTACCTAATCGTAAGCAGGTTTTCGTGACCCTCCAGTTGTTGAGGATGTTTGTCGGACGCTCCCATTTACCGCTCTCGTCGTGGACAAGTAGCTTGAGCTTCTCACCGTCGTACGAGTTGTCGCCTGTATTCTTCCAGTCGATCGTGGTGTCCAGACCGTCGAGTTCTCTAAGCGTCTCGTTATTCTCGAGTTTCTTACGGGTGTATTTCGTCGCGGGGACGCGATACGCGAGTTCTGTCTTTGGCCTGTCCATACCGTCCTGTATCGGCTTGAAAAAGAAGGGGTAATTAACCGATATCGGTACCACCTTGTCTGTAAACATCTTCTTCGCATCAGGTCCAGACTTTGATAATATTCCAAACCTAGAGTCGCTTGATATGGTTGCCATATTAACGCACTCCCCGGACGCCATAAATGAGAATCCAGATCGTCTATTCTTAAGGTAGCACATTCCATATGACCTATGATCGGCCTTACAAGCTTCCCAGAATATGTAGAATAATCTGTTTGATTCCCTAAAATCTGGTTGCCCAACATCAATCTTGGACCACTGCAAGTACATATAGTGAGTACCAGTAATGTAAGTAACCACATCCTTATTATAGAACCAAAAGCCTTCTTCCCTGCGGACGAACTCATTATCGATGTAATCATACCATTTTTCTTTAAAGTCCAGCGGATACTCTTCCCAATCAAATACAGACTTTATTTTTTTTAATACTTTAGGGTATTCTGTGTATTCCCATTTATTAGTTTCAAACTTATGTATATTATTAACTTTTGGTAAAGCTATTTTTAAGTTTTGTATTTCGTATATATCACCTATTGTACCGTCTTTGCTTATAACAATAATGTCATGCTCTTTGTTATAACCGTAATCCCATTTCTTATAACGGTTCATACGTTTTAAAACCTTAGGCTTTATATGATCTTTTAATACTTTATATAATGTTTGTTCGTACATTACTTCTTAGATCTACCTTCAGCAAAACCTCTAAAAGTTCTTTCTTCTTTAACTTCTTTCGGTTTATCGTTTAATAAGTTCTCTTCTTCTTCAATGCGACTAAGTATTTCAAAGGCATCGAATATAGCTAGCTTTTTAGTAGCTGCGGCGTTTTTGAGTCTGTCAGCTGATATGTCATCATCTGAATCAACAATAGCCTCTTTAGCTACCTTGATTAACTCCTCAACTGCTCGCTGCCCAGCTTGGATTATATTCTTCTTCGTTTCCTTGGTATTCATACTTAATTACAATATCATTAGATTTCATACAATAAAGTCGTTTATTTTCGACTAAAAACTCCCACTCACTGTTAGGAGTAAACCCTACAAGATCTCCTGGGTTTATATTAAGCGCTTCTAAGGACTTGTTACCGTATTTAAGTATACCAATAAGGCTAGCCTCTTTATCAAGCGTTAGATCTTGTCTGCTTTTTATAGGTGTTACAAAGCATCTATTGTTTATAGTTTTCCAATTGTTTTTATTTTTATACAAATAAATTTGGTCAACTGCACAGAAATAGTTATCATCTTTAAAATAAGATCTGCTTTTTTTCTTTTCACCTTTCATATCATAAAACGTTCTAAAAACATTTTGATGTATGATTATTATAGCACCTTTCTTTATAGGCGTTGAAAAGGCAGCTGGGGTTTCTACAACCCTAGCTAACCTATTTACAAATTTCCAGTTTTCAATTTTAGTATTTACAACTAATTTTTTATCACCTACGTTAACAGTATTGCTGTATTTATCGCCAACTGGTTCGACGATAAAATCGTATAGACTCTTCATTAATACTCTAAATCATACTCAACGGATATAGCCATGTTAGAATTAAATTTTTTCCATGGCAATACCTCGTTGTTTTTCTTTATATGTATATTATAAGAACTATCAGAGTCATTAAATAAAATATAAGCTATTTCGTGACCACCATACACTTGCTGGCCAACAGAATAATGCATAGCTTCATTTTTATAATCAGAACCAATACTGATTTTTCTTATAACTGAATCCATTACTCAACTACCTCAAGAGCATCTTCTTCCTTGATTTCAGTGTATTCCCCTGTTTTCAAATCAATAGATATCTTGCCGTACTCTTCTTCTATTTTTTCTTTTTCTTTTTCTAAGCCTTCATTGACTTCAGCTACTTTATGTAGTAAAGCGTGCTTTTGCGTTTCTAGAGCACCGATATTGTTTAATATCACTGTTAATTCTTCTTGGTGTTTTACAATTGTTTCTAATTGTTCTTCTTTAATTTTTGCCATTTGATTTAATTTAAGTTAATTGTTTTATAATTATATAGTTACTCATGTTTTAGTAAATCTACTATTCAGGTAGATCTTCATATCCATCTGCATAATCAGCAGGCAAATACGATTCCATACCACTTACTTGCTCAGCGCTACATTCGTCTTTATAAAAGTCGTTTGCTAGCAACCAAAGAAAGTGATCTTTAAGACGCTGCAGTTGATCTGCTGAAGTTTCTTCGTCTGCAGCTTCTGCTAATTGACCATCTACTTGATCTACAATAACCGCTTTGTGACTATCTGGTGTATTTTCTGATGTAATTACGTTTTTGTACATTTTTATTTATTTATTGTTATTATTAAGCATTTTCTAATGCTGTTACTTTTGCTGATAAATCTTGTATTGCTTTTACTAATATCGGTACAAGTTTTCCGTAACTCATTTCAAGTTTTTCTTC